CAATTTATCGGCAAGTATCTCAGGAGTTTCCCCTTCTTTAACATCATAGGTATCATATAATACTATATTGGTTTTAACTTTTGCTCGAACTGCAACTCGTTTTAACAAGTTAGTTACAAGTTTAAAATCATAATTTCCAACGGAGTCATATGGGATAACAGGAAAATTTGCAAAATACATAATTAATAACCCACTTCAATATGTTTCTTAGTAATGATATTCAACTCAGCAAAACTTAAAGATATTTGGGTTGTTTGTGGCACGCCGTCTGCATATGTTTTAAATCTTTCAGCACCGTATGTTACATCCATTCCATTAAGAACACAAGTTGATATTTTATTAAGATGGGTGTTTTCTTTTCCTTTATACATATACATTATATCAAAAAAACTAGGTATATCCATTTCTCTTACGCCGTCAGCACCAGCGCCGGTAACACCTGTTGAATAATCAGCAGCCATCGCATGTTTAAATCTACCAACAATCTTTTCAATATGATCAGCTTCCTGCGCGCTTTTTGGTATCATCGTAAAGGAATAAGAAAATTCTCTACGGCCGATACCTTCAAACATTAATTCCATTCTTGGAGTAATAATTTTACCTCTAGAAATTGCTATAAGAGCTGCTGCACCTGTGGCTACACTATTTAATGCGGCAATGCTTTTTTGCTTTACCGCTTGAGCACCACCTTCACCTATCGCGCCGGCTGCGGACCAACCTTTGTCCAGAATGCTGCCTTCGGTTTCCATAAAGTTTTTAATTGCCGCTGCACCTGTTTCTGCTAACAGACCAATTTCTTGATCGCCATATTTTGTTTTATAACTGACTGTAACAGATGAAGGCATATAGAGCGCAATTGTAGCTTTCAGAAGAGTTGTTGCAGCTTTAGCTAACTGAATAGAATTATTTAATCCAGCTTTTGACCTCTCGGTAATAGCTTTCATTTTAGCAGTGTCGGCGATAAGCTTATCATCAGCAAATTTGGCAGCCTCCCAGGAGCGTATGCCGCCACCCGTGCCGAAGCCGCGGAAGCCATGCTGAGCGGCCAGCGCAGATGTCGTCGCAGCTGTCTTATTGTATGTCATTAATTTTCCTTTATTTTGTTCTAAAATCGAGAAAATAATATAATGACCTTCTTGAGAATCACCATCTACATTCAAAGGAAAAGACAAATTTTCTGTATAGTATTTGTCCCTAAACCTCTGCACCTTGGTCGCAGCGGTGCCGGCGAGAGCACCCGCAGCGAAATCTCCTTTCATCCCGATGTTCTTCAGCTTACCTTTAACGGGTATATAGGGCGGCGGCGGCATTAGTATTTCACCAAAGTAATTGTTTCTGTTGTAAACATATATAAATATCCTTGTAGAAACTATTTATAACTCATGTCTTATTCGGGTCGATACATACCAAAAAAACCAAACAAATATCGGGGTGATTCACGACGAATCATTTACCGTTCTCTTTGGGAGCGTAAATTTATGGTGTATTGTGACACTAACAATTCTATAATTGAATGGGGAAGTGAAGAAGTCATTATACCCTATTTATCTCCTTGGGATGGTAAAGTTCATAGATATTTTCCAGATTTTTATATCAAGACAAAACAACATGATGGAACAATGAAGAAATTTATTATAGAAGTAAAGCCCAAAAATCAATGCACTCCACCATCTTTAGAACCAAAGAAAAAAACCAGACGATGGTTTAATGAAGTCAGAACATGGGGTATCAATGAGGCTAAATGGAAATATGCAACAGAATGGTGTAATAATAATGATATGGAATTTAAGATTTTAACAGAGGAACATCTTAATATTCGGTATAAATAATAATGATATGGCAGTAAGTAAATTCATACAAGCGGTTAAAGATGAAGCAAGAGGAAGGCCTCGTTCTACTGCTTGGTATAGAGAAAAAATTAGAGAATTTGGTAAGCCTAATGCTCAAGCTTTAATTCGGGATGGTAAAAGAAATAATTTACCTTTTTATGGTAAATTGAATATGTTTTTCTATGATCCTAAATTCAAAAAAACACTCCCATATTATGACACATTTCCTCTTGTACTTCCGTTAGAAACTTATCCAGATGGATTTCTTGGAATCAATCTTCACTATCTTCCAATTCCATTACGAATTAGGCTTCTTGATCGATTGGTAGATTATTCTAATAACACCAAGTTTGATGAATCTACGAGATTGATCGTTGACTACTCTAAATTAAAAAGAATTAATTTAATTAAACCAACCATACATAAATATTTAGCGGGGCAAACTAAATCTCAGTTTCGTAGAATTGATGCAGATGAATTTACAATTGCAACTTTACTTCCTGTGCAGAGATTTAAGAAATCTACTGAGAGAGATGTATGGAGAGAATCTAGGAGTATGATTTAATGGCAAGATTAGCTCAATTTTTAGAAGCTGGAGCGTTTGGTGTTTTAAATAACATTTTATCTGAATTTAATTCTGATAACGGTTATGCATTACCAAATAGGTTTGAAGTATTAGTTTTCCCCCCAACAGTTAATGATAAATTTGGAGGCCCAAACTTAGACATAGCTGATGCTCGTAGCGTTTCTTTAAGATGTGAAACAGCAACTGTTCCTGGCCGAAATTTAAATACTTTAACAGACTCAAATATTTATGGGCCTACAAGAGAGGTAGTTGATGGTGTAACTTTTGCAGAAGATATAACTTTAACTTTTCAAGCAAGTTCCGAATTAAATGAAAGAAAATTTTTTGAAGATTGGCAAGAACAAGCATTTGATCAAAAAACTTGGGATATTGGTTATTACAATGATTACACAAGTGAAATTCAAATTTATTTACTAGATAAACAAGATACCCGGCGTTTTGGTATTAGACTTATAGAAGCATTTCCCAAAACAATTACCGCAATAGAATTAAATCAAAGTCCAACCACCAGTATTGTAAAGACCTCAGTAAGTTTTTCTTTTAGATATTGGGAACAATTAGATATGAGTAAATTCCCGGCCGGCGGTTTAGGAGGTAAAATACTTGAAACTGTATTGAACACAGTGGATCGAAGTCTTGGAGCTAATTTGCCGAGTGTAATTGGTAGATTATTCTAACAACACTAAGTAAGATTAAATTAATATATTATAATAAAGGATGAAAAATTATGGCGTTACCCAAACTTAATAGCTTAACTTATGAACTAATTTTACCTTCTACTGGTAAACCATTAACATATAGACCATTTCTTGTAAAAGAACAAAAGGCCTTAATGATTGCTCAAGAATCAGAGGACGAAAAATTAATACAAAGGACATTTGCTCAAATTATTAAAGATTGTGTTATTGATGATGTTGATCCTTATACAATGCCTATGTTTGATATTGAATACATTTTTTTGAGAATAAGAGCAAAATCTGTTGGAGAAAAAGTTAAATTAAATTTGTTATGTCCAGATGATGAAGAAACCCAAGTGGAAGTTGAAATTGATTTAGAAGAGGTTAATGTTCAAATGAATGTTGAACATTCTAATATTGTTAAAATAACAGAAGATGTTTCTATAATCATGAAATATCCAAATTTAAAAGATACGTCTGGATTTACCGATGTGGGAGAAGTAAAAGCTCTTTTTGATATGATCAAAAAATGTATTCACGAAATTCATGATGGAGAAACCGTTTATAACATAGTAGATGTTTCTAATAAAGATTTGGATGATTTTATTGACAGCATGTCAACAGAAAATTTTGAAGCTTTAAGTAATTTTTTTGAAACCATGCCCAAGTTGATACATGTTATTGAAGTTAAGAATCCAAATACAAAAAAGAAAGTTGAAATTCCAATCGAGGGTTTGCAAAGTTTTTTCGAATAGCCCTTTCTCATGATACGGTAGAGAATTATTATCAAACTACTTTTGCAATGATGCAACATCATAAGTATAGTTTGACTGAATTGGAAAATATGATACCTTGGGAAAGGGAGATATACATAGGATTATTAACGAAATTTATGAAAGAAGAAAAAGAAAAAAATGACCAAGCAGAAAGACAACAAAAACAAAGAAAATAAAATATGTCCGATAACGATAAAGTAACAATAGTAGAAGTAGACAGAAGTACAGTTGAATCTGTAGAACAAAGTTGGTATAATAAGGTATCAGCTTCATCTGTTGATAAGTGGCGTATTGTTCCAAGAATACTTATGTTGTTATATGGTATTGCTTTCTATAAATGTATAGAATGGTTTATGGGATTATCAGACCCATCAATGGCTCAGGCAGGGTTTGTTTCTACTGTCGTGGGCGCTGGTGCTGCGTGGTTTGGTTTATATGTTGGTTCAGGCAATAGAAATAAGAAAGATTAAAAAATGGCAAATGGCACAACAGATTTAGAGTTTAGATCGTTAATAACAGAAGTTAAAAAAACCAACGAGTTATTGGCAAAACAGTCTAAAGATTCAGCAAAGCCAGAAGGCGTTGTTGGAATATTAGCAGATTCTTTGAAACAAAATGCTGCTGAAATAATTCATGATCAAGTAATTCAAAAACGAGATGAAAAGCATCGACTAAAAATGCAAGTCCGAGATGAAAAGCATGAAACAAAACTTGGTAAAAGCCATTCTATCGATATAACTAAGTTCGCTAAATCTTTAACCAAGGGAACTGAAGTGGGTGCGCGGGCCACTGAAAGAATTCGTGACCAATGGCAAATGATAAAAAACCAAACAGCTTGGCTCAAAGACATATCTGGCAAACTT